TCAAACTCGGGACCGTCATGTACGGCGCCACGCTGTACCGTGAACGCGGCTCAGTCGACGGCTACGCCTCGTTCGACGCGATGGGAACCACACAGCCGATCGCGTCCTACGGCCGCATTCTGCAGCTCCTCGGCGTCGGTAGACCGCAGGTGGGCTGATGCCTGCCTCCGGAATCTTCATCAGCGCGATCGCCCAGATCAAAGCCGCTGTCACCGCGCTCGGCTACAAGCCGGTCACCGACCCGCGCAACGCCCGCCCGCTCACCGTCTTCATCGAGATGCCGACGTTCAGCGGATTCAACACAAACATCGCCGACATGACGTTCACGCTCCGTGTCCTCGCGCCGCCACCTGGCAACCAAGACGCGACGAACTGGATCTTGACCGCCGTCGACGCCATTCATGAGAGCGCGGACATCGCCGTGACCGCCGGCACGCCGTCCATCGCCCTCATCGGTGAGCAACAGCTCCCCGCCTATGATCTAACCGTCCGGCTAGCAACAAGAAGGAACTGATCCACAATGGCAACCACCGTTGTTCTCAATCAAGCGAACCTGTCAGTCGATTCTGTCGACTTCAGCGATCAGTGTTCGACCGTCACCGTCACCGAGAGCTACGAAGCCCTCGAGGCGACCGCGTTCGGCGACACCGCCCGCAAGTTCGTCAAGGGACTCGGCAACCACGAGATCTCGGCCACGCTCATGATCTCGTACGGCACCAGCGAGGTCGAGGAGAAGCTCAACAGCCTCGCCGGCACCACGTTCAACGTCGTCGTCACCCCGACGACCTCCGGAACCCCTGGTACCGACAACCCCGCCTACACGCTCACCGGCTGCTACCTCGAGTCCGTCACCCCGATCAACGGCGGTGTCGGCGAGCTGCCGACGATGGACGTCGTGTTCCGCGGCGGCGCCCTCACCCGCGCCACCAGCTGATCTAGTTCATTCCCAACTGAAGGAGCCCCGACATGAACCTCACGATCCGCATCGACCTCGGCGACGGCCCACAGGACATCCAAACCAACCTGTGGGCTGTCGTCGCGTGGGAACGGAAATACAAGACCAAAGCGTCACAGATGGCGACCGCGGCCGGCATGGAAGATCTCGCTTTCTTGGCTTACGAGGCCATGAAGGGCCAGAAGATGGTCGTGCCAGCCGTGTTCGACGACTTCATCAAGAAGATCGTCAGCCTTGAGGTCGTTGGAAGTGACGAACGCCCTACCCGAGGGGAACCAGAAGACGCCAGCTAGCCGAACTGCTGGTCGCTGTCTCCTGGTGGCCCCCACAAATCGAGTTCGATCTCAAAGACCTGAACACCGTGGTCGATGTAATCGAAGAACAGAAAAAGCAGCAACGTGTCAAGCATTAGCGCAAAAGTCGAAGTCGATGGGCTAAACGAAGCCTTGCGGACCCTGCGCTACATCGACCCGCAGCTGCGACGCCAAGTCGACAAAGAAATGAAAGAAACCGTCGGCAAGGACATCATCCCCTTCGCTCGCCGGCTGTATCCCGCGACCGATCGTGTCGGGAACTGGGGCCGTTGGCCTCGAGGAGCCGGATACCGGCAAGCCGCCGTTCAGCGCGGCGTCAAGATCCGCATCAAAACAAGCGGCCGTCAAGATCAGATCGCCGGTCTGTTCCTGACCAACAGCAACGGCCCTGGCGTGATCTTCAGCACCGCTGGGAAAAAGAGTTCTGGCGTTGCTCCGACCCGCGACAACGGGTCCGGTAACTCAGCCGCTTTTATTGACCGGCTCAAGCGATTCGGAGAGCCGATGCGCGCATTGTGGCCCGCCGTCCTCGAGAAACGTGACACACTTGAAGCCAACGTCGAGAAAGCCGTCGACGACCTCATGAAGACAATCAGCAAGGAGCTCCGCTAATGGCGATCAACATCCCCATCGTCAGCGAGTTCAACAACGCCGGCCTCAAGAAAGCCCAACGCGAGTTTCAGAAGCTCGAGAAGACGTCACAAAAAGTCGGGTTCGCGCTCAAGAAAGCATTCGTACCCGCCACAGCTGCGCTCGGTGGCCTCGCCGTGGCCGGCGCGAAGATGGTGGCCGCTGGCGAGCAAGCCGCGACCGCGAACGCCCGCATCGAGCAGATCGCGACCTCGATGGGCCTGTTCGGCGAGGAAACGCAGAAAGTCACCGGCCGGCTAGTCAAGTTGGCGAACGAGCAGGCCCGCCTCACCGGCGTCAACCAGAACACGATCAAAGAGTCCCAGGCGCTACTTCTCACGTTCAAGGACATCGCGTCCAGCGCCGACGAGGTCGGAGGCGCATTCGATCGCGCCACGCAGCTCACCCTCGACATGGCGTCCGCCGGCTTCGGATCGGTGACAGATAACGCCAAGCAGCTCGGCAAAGCCCTGAACGACCCGATCGCCGGCCTGACCGCGCTTCGCCGTTCCGGCATCCAGTTCACCGAAGCCCAGCAAGACCAGATCCGCACCCTTGTCGAATCCGGTCAGGTTCTTGAGGCGCAAAATCTGATTTTGCAAGAGATCGAGAACCAGGTCGGCGGCACCGCCGAAGCAACCGCGAACTCGACCGACAAGATGAAAGTCGCGTTCAGCCAAGCATCAGAGTCGATCGGCATGGCGCTCCTGCCCGCCGTTGAAGCGCTAGTCCCAATTCTCATCAAGTTCTCGGAGTTCGCAGCCGAAAACCGTGACGTCATCATCGCCGTCGGCGCCGCAATCGGCGGACTGTCCGCGGCCATCGTGGTTGCCAACTTTGGCATGAAGATCTACACAGCAACAACCACGATCGCCACAGCCGCTCAATGGGCGTTCAACACCGCCGTCGGCGCCATTGCTCTGCCCATTGTCGCTGTCGTCGCATTCACAGCCGCCCTAGTCGCCCTCGAGCGCGCCAGCGACAAAGCCAGCCGCACGTTCCGAATCCTGCTCCCTGGCATCAACGGACTTTCCGATGGCATCACCTGGCTCCAGAAACAAACCGAAGATGTAAACGAAGAATGGGCGGCTTGGAACCAAACCTTGGACGAGGGCCGTCGCGCCGCCGGCAACATGTACCCAGAGATCGACCAGACCGCCAAGTCAGTTGAAGACTTGATGCAAGAGGCCACCGAAGCCGCTGGAGCCCAGCTTGAGCTTGCCAAGTCCGTCAACGCTGTCTACGACGAAGTCAAGCAACTCAATCCCGAACTTGTCGAAATGCTTGGCCTGCTCGACGTTCAGGACGACATTGAGAAACTTCGCGCCGAGTTCGACAAATACAACGAAGTCATTGCTGAATCATCCGACAATGTCCGCGAACTGCAACAAGCCGAACGAGATCTCACCCGCGCCATCATCGAAACGCTCAGCGCCCACGGTTTACTCACCCTGGCATTCGACAAGCAGCTCAAGATCAAGATCGACACCGGCGATCTAGACGCCGCTTACGCCTCAGCGCTTCGCGTCCTGAACGCTTTCCAGCAGGTTCAGCAGGTCAGCGCCGGCCAACGGCCCTCAACGTACGTTCCGCCGCGCGACGAGCTCGGCTTTCTCTCGGCCCCGCCAGTCTCCACCACAACGATTACGCCGGTCTCCAGCATCACTCGAGCACCATCCGGCGCGATCCAGAACGTCACCGTGAACGTGTCCACGATCAACCCGACCCAAGAAGTCGGCGAAGCCGTGGTCACCGCGATCCGTAACTACAACCGCACCAGCGGCTCAGCCCAGTTCGGAGTTTTAAGGCTGTGACCGCCACCGTCGTCCAGTCCGGCGATTACACGCTCGAAATCGACACCGGCGCACCCGTACAAGGGTTCCGGCTCGATGACACGGTACGCGGCGTTCTAGACGGCACCACGTTCGTTCTGGACGGCCTCACCGACTTCGCTGACGTCACCGACGGCGCCAAAGGCATCCGAATCAAACGAGGACGCCGCGACATCAAAGACCAGTTCGGCGCCGGCACCATGACCTTCGTTCTTGATGACACGGCCGCTGGCGGCGTGTTCAACCCGTTCGCCAGCGACTCGCCGTATTACGACCCAGACAACGTCAAACCTGGTCTTGCGCCGATGCGCCTAGTCCGTCTTTATCGTGAAGCTGAGCTGCTGTTCGTCGGCCGAATCATCGACTACAACTACAACTTTGGCCTTGACGGCGACGACACCGTCAGCGTGACTTGCGCCGACGACTTCTATCTGCTCGCTCAAACCGTGACCGACACGACAAGTCTTTCCAAACAGTTCAGCGGTGCGCGAATCAGCGCCGTGCTCGATCTGACCGAGGTCGACTATCCGTCCGGAGCGGCCCGTTCAATCGCAACAGGCACCGTTGAGATTGGCGGCGGCGGCGACTACAACCTTGAGCTCGGCCAGGTCGTCCTTGACTATCTGCAGCTCGTCAACAACGCAGAACAAGGCCGCCTCTTTATTGACCGCGAGGGCGTGCTGGTTTTTCAGAATCGGGTCGGTGCGACGCTGTCCTCGCCTGTTGCAAATTTCAAGGATGACGGCTTGCAATATCCCTATCGGAACGTTGACATCTCGTTTGGGGCCGACAAAGTCGTCAACCTCGTCTATGTCTCAACAATAAACAACAAGAGCGCAAGCGCATCAAACGCCGCAAGCCAAGCCGAATACTTCATTCAGTCGATAGCAGTCACTGGATCACTACTTGACACCGACACAGCCGCCCAAGATCTCGCCGACTATCTACTCAGCCCTCAGCCAGAAGCCACGTTCACCGCGGTCGAAGTCGCGTTCGCGCAGCTCACCGATGCGCAACGTGACGTCGTCGCCACCATCGACGTCGGCAACACCATTTCCATTCAAAAACAGTTCATCAACGGCGACACTCTGAGCGACATCTCGCAAGAACTCGCGGTCGAAGGCGTCGAACATTACATCGACACCGCCGGCGGTCATGTCGCCCGTTTCTACAC